TTCTATTAATCTCGTTGCAGCGCTGTGTGGTGTTGACAAAGACCATTTTATTGATGTATTTTTCTATCGCATCCGACCATTGAACGAATATATGCAAATACGGGTGAGTAAAGGTTACAACTCATGGCTAAAAGGCGAAGTAGCCGTCATGCAAATGATTAGCATGGAAGTAAGTAAAGATGTGCCTGTGCCACCTGATAAGCGGCGGTATCCGTACAAGGTGATGGAGGTAGGGGACAGTTTCTTTGTTGATGGTGGGAAGTTGCAAGTGGTTTGTAACAACAACTACCGGACTGGGAAGAAGTTGGAACGTAAATTTATCGCTAGATGCGAGAAGGAAGGAGTAAGGGTATGGAGAACGGCTTAGTAAACGGTCATAACGCCATGATGCCTATGGCTGCGGAAGACATGAAGAAGGCTTACATGACCCGTGTATCTCGGATGAACGCTGTGGAGTTGTTCCAAGAGCTGATGCGTGTGCATACTGAATCTGCTCGTCTTATGCAAATGGCACAAGAGGAGTTAGAGAGGGTGCGTAGCCAGCTTGAGCAATACGAACCTATCCACTAGAGAGCAGTTAAGGGCGAGTAGGGTTTGGCTTCAGGGAGAAGTCAGGGCTGCGCTACTGTGTAAAACCAAGAAACAGAAGATTGCCTTGGTTAACAGATGGAAATTGCAGTATTCGCCCATAACTGTTCAGGAGCTACTGAATGTGGCTAGAAACAAAAAGACTGCCGGGGACATCATTCATTGGAACTTAGATGAAATTTAATTTACAGCAGTTCTATAAGTTCTGTGACAACCTTAAAATTGAGACTAAGGAGCAGGGTCTAAGGAACATGGACCATCTTCTTGGAACACAAACCTATGTCATGGAAGAGATTAACTCTGGCTTGGCTAACGGTATTCACTTCTTTGTTATTTTGAAGGGTAGACAGTTAGGGATTACCACCATAAGCCTAGCCCTTGACCTTTATTGGCATTTCACTAACGCAGGGCTTGGGGGAACACTTGTTACAGACACCGAAGAAAACCGAGATATGTTTAGAGGAACACTCGGTGCATACATGGATGGACTCCCAAAAGAGTACAAAATCCCCATGCTTGCCCACAACAGAAACTCTCTGTCCCTCAAAAACAGAAGTCGTATCTTTTACCAAGTTGCCGGACTTAGAGCCAAGGGTTCTCTCGGACGCGGAAAAGGCATCACATTTCTTCACGGCACAGAAACATCTTCTTGGGGTGATGAGGAAGGTCTGGCTTCCCTCTTAGCTTCTCTTGCTGAGAATAACCCTGAGAGACTCTACATCTTTGAATCCACCGCCCGTGGCTTCAATATGTTCCATGAGATGTACGTTACTGCTAAACGAGCGCGTACTCAGAAGGCAATCTTTTGTGGCTGGTGGCGCAATGAGTTCTACTCTGCTGACCCAGACTCAGACATCTACAAAGTCTATTGGGACGGCAAACTTACCACCGAAGAGAAAGAGTGGACTAAGGACATTAAGAAGCTGTACAACTTTGAGGTCAACTCAAGACAAATGGCTTGGTGGCGTTGGAAGATGCTCGAAGGTATCAAAGATGAGAGCTTGATGTACCAAGAGTTTCCGCCAACTGAGGACTATGCCTTTGTGATGACCGGCACTAGCTTCTTCTCAATAGCCCGTTGTACTGATGCAGCCAAGATTTCTAAGAAGCTATCCTTTGATAACTACCGCTATGTCTTTGGGGCTAACTTTCAAGACACCCAAGTAGTCAAGTCTACTGAGCGCCTGTCTACCCTAAAGGTATGGGAAGAGCCTGTGGATACCGCCTACTACGTCATTGGTGCTGACCCTGCTTATGGGTCAAGCGACTGGGCTGACCGCTTCTGCATCCAAGTCTACCGTTGCTACTCGGACGGTATTGAGCAAGTAGCTGCCTTTGCTACCTCTGAACTAAACACCTACCAGTTTGCTTGGGTGATTGCCCACCTTGCTGGCGCATACAAGAACTCAACCCTGAACTTGGAAGTCAATGGACCGGGACAAGCAGTTATTAACGAACTCAAGAACTTAAAACGACAAGCGGCTGCTATGGCTGGAGAAATGGGCAGACACCTTATGGATGTCTACGGCTCAATGTCCAACTACATCTGGCGCAGAAATGACACGATGGGGGGAATCTCTAACTCTATTGGCTGGCTAACAACAACCCAGACCAAAGAACGCATGATGACCTACATGAAGGATTACTTTGAGCGCGGAATGATGGCTGTCTACGACATGGAAACCCTAGAAGAGATGAAGACCATTACCCGTGAGGGCGGCGGAATATCCGCTTCAGGGCGAAACAAGGACGATAGAGTTATAGCCTCTGCTCTGGCGGCTGCTGCCTATGCTGAACAACTACAACCTCGCTTGACCGCTATGAGAATCAGCCGTGCTGTCTCTCGCGCCATTGAAGACAAGACCCCTGAAGAGGTGGCTGTAGGTCGCAACGTATCTGACTACTTGAAGAGAATTGGTGTCTATGGACCATAACAATCTCACAATAGTTTCTGTCTACGGTCACAACGATGGGGCAAGCGCTATCCCCTCAATACAGAAGTCTGTACGAGAGCTGCCCGGTTCACAAGGGATGCTCTTGTCTATTCAGAAGCCTGAGAACTTACCTGATGACATTATTTGGCACAGAATAGGTTTTCTCGACTACATGATGTACTCAGTCTTTATCATGCACAGCCTGTATGCGTTCATTGATACAGACTACTGCCTGATTGTCCAAGACGATAGTTGGGTGTTAAACGGGGCTAATTTCAAGCCTGAGTATTACGAATATGACTACATTGGCGGTGTTTGCCATGCTGCAATGATAGGCAACCAATTAGTTCTACAAGGTGGATGGCACGACAAATTTCCACGAACTCTTGTCCAAAACGGGGGTTTTAGCCTGAGAAGCAAGCGTTTTCTGGAAGCGCCAAACCGCTACGGCATTGTCCACAACCATGCACAAGACATTCATCTCTGGAATGAAGACGTACAACTGTCTTGCCTGAAAAGACACACCTTTGCTGAACTGGGTATGAAGTACGCCTCTGAGAAAACTATCCGAGACTTCTCCCTAGAGAACGTCATTCCCACATTCCATGATGACTTTGACTTCCACCACCTCCTTGGTAGTCATTCAACTTCTCGCAAACTTGTTTCAGATACGCACATACTGGTAAACCCTATATGCGTCACCTCACATAGAGAGCCAGACTTTCTATCCTTCTTGCAATCCATTGGATACACCATAGAGTATGTTGCCAGTAACCATACCCAAGCGTGAATTGTTGCGCGTGATTAAACGCTTAGTCAAAGACCAAAATAGAGGCATCTCTATTAATCTCTTTGCCGAGCTGTGTGGTGTTGACAAAGACCATTTGCTTGATGTATTTTTCTATCGCATCCGACCCTTGACCGAATATATGCAAATACGGGTGAGTAAAGGTTACAACTCATGGCTAAAAGGCGAAGTAGCCGTCATGCAAAACAGAGACAAAACACGGTTTGTGGAATACAGACGCGAACCAAAGCCCCGACTAGCCCGCACAACGGGTCTACACCTAGTCAATGGGGAGATAAAGATTAAGGTAGGAGTGAGTAATCGCGGGGATTATTCAGGTCAGACCTTAGATGAAGCACTTAAAAGGGGATAACTATGGCTGTGCTAAAAGACTATAAATGCGACAAACACGGGTACTTTGAGAGCTTTGAAGCTAAATGCCCAATGAAGAACTGCTCAGAGGAAGTCTATGTTGTCTTCTTGCAAGCTCCGGGACTTATCTCGGATACGACCAAGAGGAACGACAAAAACATCAAACAACTCGCTATGGAGTTTGACATGACTGATGTCAAGTCAACCCGTGAGGGAGAAAACCAAGGGGGCTTCTTTAGTCGTAAGAACAAAACATCTAAGCGCCAGCTTGAGAAAGAAGCTAAGATTGCCGCAGAACGTCCAAGAGAGCCACAACCAAGAGACTCTGCTATTTGGGGTGGCGGTGGAGGCGTAGATATGAAGTCTGCTCTATCTGGAAGATTCAATCGACCAGTTGGTCCTCAACTTGGAAAAGAAACAGAAGCGGTATCGGTAATGCCTAACTCTATGGGAAATTTGACTGGACCTAAGATGGCTAGTTATACTGCCGACCATGAAAACCTAAGTCTGAAAAAATAATGCGGATTCCATCCAACGACCTTCTTAGAGAACAGTTCTACCGTGACTTGGTTGAAAAGTGCATGGTGTCCCTACAAGAACGAAAAAGTGATTACAACTCTTTGCGCTCTTTCTTTCTCTTTGGCGCTGGTCCTGATGAGCCACCGTGTATCTTCAATAAAATCTATCCTCACATTGACCAACTAACATCGTTCCTCTACTCAGCAGAAACGACACGGTTCTCTATCAATGTTGGGGCTGCTGTTCCAGACCGAGAGCAAATTAAAGTTCCTCGCTTGACGCTTGCGCTCAACGATGAGTGGATTAATTCCAATGCAGACCAAGTATTTAGTTCAGCCCTAACTTGGGCGCTGTGCTTTAACTCGACCTTTGTCAAACTTGTCTACAACAACGGCATACACCCATACATGGTAGAGCCAGCTAGCCTTGGCGTGTTGCGTGAAGATACCCCTTATACAGACCGGCAAGAAGCCATCGTTCAAACTTACTACATTACAAAGTCTGAGCTTTACAACCGGCTGTATTCCCATCCCAAGCGCGAGTCAATTGTTAAGCGCATCTCTACTAGCATACACACCAATAGTGAAGACTTACCAGAAGGTCTTGACCGCATCATGCTGTCTCAGTCAAACCCTACTCTGTATGGAAACGTCAACCTAGACCTCTCAGGTATGAACCGCTACAAAGCGCGTGTAGCTGAAGAGACAGTCAAGATGTATGAGCTGTGGGTATGGAATGATGAAATTGATGACTACCAATGCGTCACAATGGCTGACCCTGACATATTTATTTATGACAGACCCGGCGAATCAATGTTCCTCAAGGGCGAATTGCCATTTGTGCAAATTTGCCCTAACCCTCAGTATGATTATTACTGGGGTCAATCGGAAGTTTCTCGCCTAGTATTCTTGCAGCAGTTACGCAATAACCGCATGACTGAGATTCTTGACTTGTTATCAAAGCAAGTTAACCCACCTACAGCTCTTACAGGCTTTACTGGCATCTTAGATGAGAAGAACTTTGCTCTAAACAGAGCCGGTGGACTTCTTTCTAGCGATATGCCTAACGCTAGGGCTGACAGATTAGCCCCTGATATGCCGTCATCTCTCTTTGAGGTGATACATGAGGTGGACAATATGTTCTCCGAAGCCTCTGGCATCTCCTCTGTATTGCAAGGCAAAGGCGAATCTGGTGTTCGCTCTTCTGGTCACGCTTCACAATTAGCCCGTTTAGGGTCTAGCCGAGCTAAAAAACGCGCTCTCATTATTGAGGATTCGCTTGAAAAGGTAGCTACGCTATACCTAAAGTTGATGCAAGTCTATGACAAGACGCATTTTAAAGACGAGGAAGGGCATCAATTTATTTCCGCCCAGTTTACTAGAGACTATATAGTCAAGGTAGATGCACATTCCAATTCGCCAATCTTTACAGAAGACTTGCGCCAGCTTGCATTTAACTTGTTTAAAGCCAAAGCTATTGACACAGAATCATTGCTTGACTTGCTTGAGCCTCCAATGAAACAATTGCTCAAAGATAAACTAAAGAAGAAGGAGCAAGCTATTGCTGCCCAACCTCAACCGCAAGAGCCTACCAGTCAGGAAAAATCAGATTTAAAGGAAATCTAATGGAAACTACTCAACAGTTGACACCTAAAGCAGACCAACCCGTTGTAACGACAAGAGAGCTTAGTCGTGCAGAAAAAGCTGGCGCTGGTGGAAAATTGCAATATAAGAATGTTGATGTTAGAGTCAACCCCGCAGTCCAAGCACAACGCTCAATGAGAGCAATTCAACGAACATAAGGAGTTCATGATGTACGGTAAAAAATCTACTCGCGGTCGCAAGTCCTGCCGCTAACAATTTCCCCGAAAGGGAAAGGGGTGTGGCTTACTTCCCCAACCAAAGTTCGCCGCCTCTAACTAAGGAGAAGACGATGCGTATGGGTCGTAAAGGTCGTAAGAGCCGTAAGTAATTAACTAGGGGCAGCCCTTGTTGATTGCGTGGTTTGACCATTCAAATTCCTAGGGGGGCTGGAATCAAAGTTCGCCCCCCACTTGACAAATTACAATAGTCTGATTTAATCGCGACTGTTGAACAGATAGAGGGAATATATGGCAACCGATGCAAAGATGATGGACTTGATTCGCTCACAGCAAGGTGGAGCAGGGGCAACTCCCCCTGAAATAGCTCCTGAAGCGGGAATGTCTGATGATTCAACGCCTCCAATGTCTTCCCCAATGTCTACGCCTGAACCCAAGATGGGAAACAAAGAAGGCGCAATGGTCAACATTAGCATGGCAATGGATTTGATTGAACAAGCCTTGCCAAGCCTCGGTAGCGAATCTGTTGAAGGTCAAAAAGCCCTAGCAGCTATTCGTAGTCTCACAGGACTCTTAGGACCGAAGAAACAACAAACTGGTGAATTACAGCAGTCTGAGATTATTCAGATGCTACAAAACTTGCCGCAAGCCGGAGGCTCTACGCCAGAAGGTCGTGCAATGTCTCAAGCCCCGGCTGTTCCAAACCTACCGCCAATGCCGGGTGCTGGTGGAGGCGGTGCTTCTCTCCAACCAACTCCAATGTAAGGAAAAATCATGGACTTGTTCAAACCCCGTGGTGCTAACAGCCCACGCAGACCAACAGACAATAACCAACAAAATGGTGTTGTAGTTAATACTCCTCGTTTCGCCCAGTTGGGTGGATTGAGTGGTGCAAACGCTATCGGAGCTAAGAACAAGATGCAAGTTCAAAAGCCCGGTGACGGTAAAAAAGTAATTTAATTTCGTTAGGGGATAACTATGAGTTTAGAAGACATGAGTTTTGAGCAGCGCGACCAAATGGCGCTGCTAATGCGTGAGTTGTCTGACAATCCATCTACTCGCAAAGACCTTTTGCGCTTGACCAAAAAACTCAAGCCAGAACTTGTTATGCCTGAGTTGGATATTGAAGACCACACATCTTCTGCTGTCTCGAAGGTTCATCAAGAGCTTGAGCAGATGAGAGCAGAGAAGCGCGAACAAGACGCTGTGAACGACCTTAACAAACGCAGAATGAGTTTGATTAAAAAAGGTTTTATTCAAGACGAAAGCGAAATTGAACAAGTTGAAAAAATAATGCTTGATAAGGGCATTACCAATCACGAATCGGCTGCGGAATACTGGGACTGGATGAAACAGTCTGCTGTACCCACACCGACTGGCTACAACCCAAGTGCAGTTGCTAAGTTTGACTTAGGTAAATACTACAAAAACCCAGTAATGGCAGCACGGGATGAAGCCTCGAAAGCGCTCAATGAGTTGCGGAGAAATCCACGACCCATTGGTTTGTAAGCAGGGGATTTTTTTCTAGGAGATAACTATGCCTATAGGTGGCGGTATCGTTCCAGCAACGGGTAGTACACAGTACACCGAGTTAACTTACGTTACACGGCGTGCGTTTATCCCGAAGCTGGTCGTACAACTTTATAACTCTACGCCCTTGATGGCGGCTTTGATTGCAAACAGTCAAACTGCTTCTGGTGGTGTTTCATCTGTAACCGTTCCCGTTCAGGGCGCTCAGTTTGTTAACGCTCAATGGTCTGACTACTCTGGTTCATTTAACCAGCCTTCAGTCCAGCAAGGTGCTTACAACGCTGAATTTGACCTGAAGCTGATGATTGCCCCTGTACCGTTCCTCGGTATGGAAGGCGCTGTTCAGCAAGACGCTGCAATCATTCCATTGATTGAAGCCCGTATGAACGATGCGACAAACGTGATGATGGATGCAATGGCTACAGCCTTGTACACCAACAGCACTAACACGCAACAATTCACAGGACTCCCTGCTGCCGTTTCTGCCTCTGGCACTTATGGCAACATCAGCCGTTCTGCATACACTTGGTGGCAATCAAAGGCTTACACAGCCGGTAACGTCAACCCAACTCGTCAAAACATCTTGCAATACATTTCTGGTACTGTGAAAAACAGCGCTGAAGTGCCTTCTTTTGGTGTTTGCGGATTTGGTACTTGGACATTACTTGCTCAAGACTTTGTTGGTCAAGAACAATATGTAATCACACCCGGTCACGGTTTTGATGGTGATGCTAACGGTCCTCAAGCCGCTTTCCGCGCTTTGATGGTTGCTGGTGTTCCAATCTATCCAGACCCATACTGTCCAGAAGGTACTGTGTACTTCCTGAACACTAACTATCTCTCGCTCTATGTCCATGAGCAAGGTTCGTTTGTGTTTACAGGATTTGAGTCCACACTCCCGAACTGGCAAATTGGTTATGTTGGTGCTGTACTGATGATTGCGGAAATGGTTTCGACTAAGCCAAAATCTATGTCAGTAGTGTCCGGTTACAACTCTTTGACACTATAAGGAGCAATAAACCATGTCATTAAGCACAAACAAAATCATTCTTGCCGCAGCGCAAACCAACACGGCTGGCGCGTATTTCTTAACCACAACCATCACGTCTACTAGCACCGGCAACGGTACTGTTATTCCTGCTGGTGTGTATATCATGTTCCCACAAGCAAACACTTCTGTGATTGCCTATAACGGTGCATCTAACGTAACTGTTTCGGCAGCTAACGTTGGCGGCGTTATCATCTCTGATGGTGTGAACGTATATGCTAAGTCTACGCAATCTGCTGATACTGTTACTCTGCTAGCGACCAATGGTGGTCAAGCAGTCGGTAGCACTTACGTCAGTTAAGGAGACACTATGGCTAATCCAGATTCAGTCGGTCAAAACACCCCAGAAAGTTTCGGCACTTATGCGATTGCCTCGGCTCAAGGCGTATCTTTGGCGGCTACTGGTAACGCTGTTGTTGCCCTTCCCATCCTTCGGGGTGGTCTTACTGCTGGAAACAGCGTAGCAACTTCTGGTGCAGTCATTGTTCGTAGAGTAACTATTCAGAACCCAAGCGCAAGCGTGGCTACTGGAAACATTACTATCTTTACGAGCAATGATGGAAACACCAGCAACATTGTTGCAAACGCTGTTACTTTAAGCAGTTTGTCGGCTACTGGAACATTCCAAGACATCGCGCTAACCACGGGTGGCAATGTGATTGTTTCAGGCTACAACGCGCAAGCCTTGTATGTGAAAGTCGGTACTGCCGTTGCTGGCACAGTCGATGTTCGCGTATACGGTGACACAGTAAACTTCTAAGCTATGCAAACCCTATATGTGACAAACAAGTGGGAAAAACCCATAACATTTAACTACGAGTTCAAGCCGTATACCTTCCCTGTAGGGGAAACGGTGGAAGCTCCGGAAGATGCCGTTTGTCACATATTTGGTCATGGTGACCCAAATAAAGAAAGTTACATGGCGAGGCTGTCGCTAATTCAAACAAGAAATGACATTCCTGAAGGATTAAAAATCTTGTCTAAATTTGAAATCTCTGACAGACCGCCTGTGAAAAACCACTTGTTATCCCCGGTGGTTGAGCGAGTACCTCTGCCTTCTAAGAAGGTAGGGGGAAAAGTCAACTCTGAACACGATGGATAACGCATGGCTCAAACACTCCAAAGCTATATCACGCAAGTTAGATATTTGCTCCATGACGCGCAATCTAACTTTTACACTAATGACCAGCTAACAGGCTACATCAATAGTGCGCGTGAGCGTGTCGTGCGCGACACAGGATGTTTGAGAACGGTGCAAGTAACCCAAGCGCCAGCACCTCCGGTATCGGGTGGCAATAACCCAGTCATTTGGTCTAGCGGTCTTGTTGTTACTACTAACCAATATGTCTTTTCTAATATCTTTATTTACAAGATTATTGTGGGTGGAACTCTGGGTGCTGAAGTTCCTCCTTATCCTTCTGCTGATTATGTCTATCCCCCATCAGGCACTTTGACCCTGACAGACAGCGCAGTAACCTATCAGTATGTTGCGCCATGCGAAGTTATTAACTTTGCTGCCTTGCCATCAGGTTTGCAGACGCTTGATATTTTGAACGTAAACATTTATTGGGGAAACTCAAGAATTCCATTACGATATTTGCCTTGGACGCAATTTAACGCTCAGTTGCGTTACTATCAAAACTATATCGGTAGACCAATTGCTTTTAGCATTTTTGGTCAATCTCAAATTTATATTGGACCAATTCCAGACCAAGCCTATGTAGCTGAGTTGGACACGGTTATTTTGCCAACTACTATGGTTAATCTGAATGATACAGATACCATCAATGAACCATACGATACGGTTGTTCAGTTCTATGCGGCTCATCTTGCCAAATACTACGAACAGTCTTTTGGTGAAGCTGAGATTTATTTGCAGCAGTACAAGCAAAAAGCCCAATCGGTTCTGACATCCACTTTCACCCGAAGGATTCCAGACCCCTACTCAACACCGTTTTAATCATGGCAGCCGCAGAGCAAAAAAAATCTTACGAGGTTGTCAAACAGTTCAAGGGTGTAAACACCAAGGCGAACAGAACAGCTATTGGTGATGACGAGTTCTTTTGGCTTGAGAACGCTATGCCTATTGGCTATGGCAATATTAAGATTACGCCTACCTATTCCAATGTAGGAAGCGTTACCTTTTCCAATACCGTAACTTTTTACTGTTCAGCCAATATTGGCTTGATTGATTATTTGGTTGCATTTCAGGCAAACGGCTCGGCTGAGTTTGTGCGCTTGGATACAAATGTTAGAGGAACTATTGCTTCTTCTGGAACATTTAGCGCATCAGGGGTCAACATCTCCCAATGGAAAAATGACCGTGTTCTTATTGCTGACCCTGCAAAGGGTTACTTTACTTGGGATGGAATAGACCTAATCTTTATTGGTGCTATTGGACAAGTCGGAATTGTTCAGGCTGGTTCAAGCTACACCTCTGCGCCAGCAGTTATTATTTCTGCCCCTAATACGGCTAACGGCGTACAGGCTACGGCTGTGGCAACTATTTTGGCTAATGCAGTATCTTCTATCACAATTGTAGAAGCGGGAACGGGCTATACAAGCTCTCCTACTATCACATTCAATGGCGGTGGTGGTTCTGGTGCTAATGCAGTAGCAGGGATTACCACTTTTGCAACGGGAACAGTCTCAGTCTTAGTGACTGCTGGTGGCACGGGTTATACCAATGCGTCTAACCTGACTGTCACTATCGCTGGTGGTGGCGGTACTAATGCGGCTGCCCAAGGCATTGTTGCTGGTGGCATCGTTACCCAAGTAGTGATGACTAATGTAGGTAGCGGTTATACCAACTCCTCGAACATTACTGTAACCATTGCAGGAGGTGGTGGAACTAACGCTACAGCTAGAGCAATCATTAATACAGAGCCAGTAGTAGGCATACAGTCGTTCTCAGGGCGTGTTTGGATAGCCAATGGACGCACAGTCACTTATTCTGCTGCGGGGTCATATAACGACTTTATAAGCGTTTCTGCGGGACAAGCAACCCTGACTGATGCAACTTTGCACGGCAACATTACACAACTGTTGTCTGCCAACAACTTCTTGTACATCTTTGGCGATGACTCAATCAACGTCTTCTCGGATGTGCGGGTGACCAATGCTGGAACAACGCTGTTTACCAATACCAACGTCAGCGCCTCAGTAGGCACTAAATTGCAATACGCTATTTACCCTTACTTCAGGTCTGTTTTGTTTATGAACGACTATGGGATATATGCTCTAGTAGGTTCAACAACAACTAAAATCTCAGACGCTCTTGATGGTGTTTTCACTAATATTGACTTTACTTCTCCTGTTTATGCGGGTCAGGTATTGTTAAACAACATTCTGTGCGCTGCCTTTAACTTCCGATATACGGGTGGGCTGGGAACTTCTGCCTCTAGCCGTTATATCCAAGCTATCTTTTTTGAGAAAAAATGGTTTTTTACAAGTTCTGGCAATGACTTGGCTTACATAGCTTCTGCGCCTTTGGGTGGAAGAATTAACCTCTATGGCACAAATGGCAACTCTTGTGTGCGCTTGTATGCGGATTCGTCCTCTAGCATAAGCAGCTATGTCCAGACTTCTCTGAATCCTATGAAAGACCCAATACGCACCAAGCAAGCATTGAAGGTGGGTATTGAGGCTACTTTGACCAATGCGGCCCAAATAACAGTAACCGTAGATTCTGAACAAGGCTCTAGTACGCCTGTTTTACTTGGAGAATTAGTCAGTTGGATTAATAATCTAAGTATTACGATACCGTGGATAAACAACAGTTCTGCGGTAATTGGCTGGTCAGGTGGCGGTGGTGGGTATACCTTATACAAAACTGATGCAAAGCAATGGGGCAAGTATTTGGGTATGACGGTGACATCAAGCAGCTCAAATTTTACAATCAACGGGTTCGAATACGAACACGAATTAAGGGTGAGGTTCTAACATGGCAGTTCCAAATACTTTTGCAAGTGCAACAGCGTCAATACCGTTGTCTCAGCTTGATGCTAACTTTGCTACAACTATTACGCTTGGTAACACGGCTATTCAGCTTGGAAATACTGTTACTACGCTAAACAATATGACGTTTGCTAACGTCACTATTAGTAGCGTTGCAACGACCTTTCCAAATAACTACTTGTCTAATAGCACGGTAACGCTTGGTAACGCTACGTTAACGCTTGGTGGAACAACTAGCACGGTTGGTAACCTGACCGTGACAAACGCTGTTGTAACAGAGATGCGCGAGACTACAACTATTTCTGCAACTGCTGCAACTGGAACGATTAACTACGATGCGCTGACTCAAGTAGTTTTGTACTTCACAACTGACGCTAGTGGTAACTTCACAGTTAACTTTAGAGGCACAAGCAGCATATCCCTTAACACTCTGATGTCCACAGGACAATCGTTGTCTGCAACTTTCTTGGTTACCAATGGGGCTACTGCTTACTACAACTCTGTTGTTCAAGTAGATGGTTCTACTGTCACTCCTAAGTGGCAAGGTGGTACAGCACCGACAAGTGGAAACGCTAGTTCTATTGATAGTTATACATATGTAATTATCAAAACAGGAAGTGCCGCTTTCACAGTTTTAGCCTCGCAAACCAAGTTCGCATAAGGACAAAAGATGCCTCGCTTATCCAAGATTGGTGCTGCTGCATTAGCTGCTTTCGGGTGGACAGGACTGCAATCGGTTACTGCTGACTTTTTAGTTGTTGCAGGCGGTGGTGGTTCTGGTAATGGTGGTGGTGGTGCTGGAGGTTATAGAACATCCGCAGGAACATCAGGTGGAGGTGGTTCAGCAGAAGCCAAGTTATCTCTTAATCCAACACAATCTTATACAGTAACTATTGGTGCTGGTGGCGTGGCTGGTGCTTCTGGAGGCGGTACTGCCGCAGGAGCGGGCGGTGATTCAAGTATTTCTACTATTACCTCTACTGGTGGTGGGCGGGGTGGTAATGCGTCTGCGGCAACTTCTGGTGGTTCTGGTGGTGGCTCACAAAACCAAGGAACTGGTGGTGCTGGTACGGCAAACCAAGGCTACGCAGGAGGTTCTGGTGGAGCGCCTTTTGCTAATGATGCCGCCTCTGGTGGCGGTGGCGCAGGTTCTGTTGGTCAAAATGCTAACCCAGTAAGTGCTAATGGTACTGGTGGTAATGGTGGCGCTGGTGTGTCTTCTAGTATTACTGGAACTTCAACTTTTTATGCTTCTGGCGGTGGTGGTTCTGGTAGAAATACTCAAGGTACTGCAAGCGCTGGCGGGGGTGGCAATGCAGGTGCGAGTGTTGGAGTTGCTGGAACTGCAAATACTGGTGGTGGTGGTGGTGGTGGTTCTGGACAAGGACAAACTGGCGGTTCTGGCATAGTCATCATTTCATACACAAGCGCAACACAAAAATTTGGTGGTGGAACTGTTACCCAATCAGGCGGTAACTTCATTCACACATTCACATCTTCTGGCGCACTTAGCCCTTTGTCATCTGTAACAGCAAGTTACTTGGTAGTGGCTGGTGGTGGCGGTAGTAATATAAATTCAGGCGGTGGAGGTGGCGCTGGCGGCTTGCTAACAGGCTCTGGTCTTACGCTTGATGCCAATTCAATTTATACAGTAACAGTTGGTGGTGGCGGTGCTTCTGCAACCAATGGTTCAAATTCATTATTTAGCGGATACGCTACTACCTCTATAGGTGGTGGATATGGCGGTAGTGGAATAGACGCTAGTGGAAATGGTGCTAATGGTGGTTCAGGTGGAGGCGGTGCTTCTGGAACAAATTCTCGTACAGGTGGCACAGGAACAAGTGGACAAGGTAATGCTGGTGGTAACGGAGGAACTAATTTACCTAGTAATTATGGCGCTGGCGGAGGTGGCGGTGCTGGTGCAGTAGGTTTAAATTATTCAGCCAATACTGGCGGTGATGGTGGTATCGGAATTGCATCTAGTATTTCAGGCTCATCTACTTATTATGCTGGTGGCGGTGGAGGCGGTGGTGCTATCAATCCGGGTGCTGGTGGTGCTGGAGGTTTAGGTGGAGGTGGTGCAGGGGGCTTTACAAATGCTCCGCCAGCAGTTGCAGGAACAGCAGGAACAGCAAACACAGGTGGTGGTGCTGGTGGTGGTTCAGGATATAGCGGTGCGGGTGCGGCTGGTGGCTCTGGCGTTGTAATCATTTCTTACGCTGGCTCACAAGTATTTACTGGTGGAACAGTCACTACTTCTGGTGGAAACACTATTCACACATTTACTTCTAGCGGGTCTTTGGCTGGTGGTTATGTGGAATATCTTGTTGTTGCTGGCGGCGGCGGGGGTGGCGGAGATTACTTTGGGGGTGGTGGTGGTAGAAGCGCTGGTGGCGGTGGCGGCGGTGGTTATCGCACAGGAACATCTACTTTGGTAAAAGGTACAACTTACACAATTACTGTTGGGGCGGGCGGCGCAGGTTCGCCTTCCAACGCTTCAGCCGCAGGAGTAAATGGCGATAATTCTGTGTTCAGCACTATTACTTCTGCTGGAGGTGGGGGTGGTGGAGCGCACAATACATCAGGAAGCGTAGCGCCTTTAAGTGGCGGTTCAGGTGGTGGCGGTGGTCATGCCGATTCGGGCGCAAGCGGAAATACCCCATCTACAAATCCAAGCCAAGGAAACAATGGTGGAAATGGTGGTGGCAATTTTGCTGGAGGAGGAGGGGGTGGAGCGTCTGCCATAGGTTCTAATAACTCAGGAACTACTGGTGGTGCGGGCGGTGCTGGTACTGCATCTTCAATTACAGGCTCATCAGTTACATACGCTGGTGGTGGCGGTGGTGCTGGTACAGGAGGACAGGGTTCTGGTGGCGCTGGGGGTGGAGGCGGGGCTGGTAATCCAGCCACTTCTGGAACTACTAATACAGGTGGTGGCGGTGGTGCTGGAAGACCAAGTGCTGGTAATGGTGGCTCTGGTGTCGTTATCTTGTCTATACCAACAATTAACTACTCAGGCGCAACCACAGGCTCACCAACTGTCACAACAACTGGAACAAGAACAATTCTGACTTTCACAAGTTCAGGCTCATACACGGCATAAGGAGAAACAAATGTCACATTTTGCAAAAGTAGAAAACGGGTTAGTAGTTCAAGTCATCGTTGCCGAACAAGATGTCATTGACTCTGGCATCTTTGGTCACGGATGGGTGCAAACCTCATACAACACACATGGCGGTGTTCATGCTAATGGCAATACGCCTTTGCGTAAGAACTACGCTGGTATTGGCTACACCTATGACTCAGGACGGGATGCTTTCATACCGCCACAACCATATCCATCATGGACTCTAAACGAAGACACTTGTTTGTGGGATTGTCCCGTGGCTATGCCGACAGAAGGTGGTCCTTACACTTGGAATGAAGCCAATCAAACTTGGGATGCAATTGCATGAGTACCAACGCATTTACCAAACTAGGTAACACCGTAGCGTTTCTCGCTAATACGGCAGCTCCTACTGCTGTGCAATGCGTATCTACTACGCTTGGTGGCAACCAATACCGCATCATCAATTCTGGCTCTGTTGTCGTGTTCCTTGGTTACGGCTCAAGTGCTAGTGATGCCGCCAACAACTGTGCGGTTGTATCAACTACAGGACCATCATTTCCTCTATTGGCTGGAACAGATGAGATTCTTACCTTTGTGCCAAACGCTTACTTTACGGGTATTACAGCTAGTGGAAACGCCACTATCTATATCACGCCCGGAGATGGGATGTAATCATGTTAAAGACAGTAGCAACACTTGGCGGTAGTAGTGGGAGTAACGGCACAGTAACGAGCGTAGGCACGGGTACTGGGCTTACTGGTGGTCCTATTACTTCTACAGGCAATATCTCGCTTGCCAATACTACTGTTGTTGCTGGTACATACGGTGGTAGCACAAACGCTGCCTCTATTGTTCTTAACGCCCAAGGTCAGGCAACTTCTGCAAGCAATGTAGCTATTCCACAAGGAACAATTACAAGCATCACGGCTGGCACAGGATTGTCTGGTGGCACGATTACTTCTAGCGGAACAATTGCTCTTGCTAACACGGCTGTTACTGCTGCAACCTATGGTTCTGCTAATACTGTTTCTCAGGTAACCATCAACGCTCAAGGTCAAGTCACTAACGCTGTTAACGTAGCGATTGCTATTGCTAACTCTGCGGTGTCTGGGCTTGGCACGATGGCTATTCAGAACGCTAATGCTGTAGCTATCACGGGTGGCAACGTAGTGGCTAATGTGACGGTGACAAATACAACCGCAGCAAGTGCAACATTCGCAACAGCTAGTTTGCCGCTTGACCCTGCTGGATACATTCAGATTCAGTTAGCTAACGCTACTGTTGTTAAAGTTCCTTACTACGCTTCATAAGATGCAATTCCAAGACATATTCAATCTTGTTGGCGGTGCAATCCTTTGTGCAATTGGATGGTGGTGTCGTGAGATATGGGATTCTGTTAAGAGTCTCAAGAACGGTCTGCAAACTATTGAGGTTGACTTGGCTAAAAACTATGCAACCAAGCAAGACATTAACTCACGCTTAGACAAGATTGATAACGTGTTAGAGCGCATCTTTGACCGCCTTGATGGAAAGGCTGACAAATGAACTTTGATACTTTGTCAGTAGTGGAGTACGGCAACGATGAGTCTTTGAAAGAGTTTTTGTTTGAGAACGGCTTACAACACAAGTTATTCCAAGAAACATTCATGGATGGCGGCATAACTGTGCCAATCTTCCCTTTAATTGACGCTGAAATCTCTAATTTAGATGACTGGTTACTCGCTCATCAGGTGGAACATCAAGCCTTTTCTAGCCTTTTAGAACTGAATAATCCATTTAATATGTTAGATGTTGACTTCAATAATGAGTCAGATTTCTATGATTGGCTGGCTAGTCATTTGTACATTCATCAACAAATTGCTGCGTCCCTCAACCTGAGTTCTTGACCATGAATACACTTCCCCCGCCCCAAAAAAATTCAGGTTTTTCGGATTCTGAGGTGATAAGCCAAGTCAAGAAAGAGCGTGGCGATTCTCCAAAAATGTCTACCCTAGACATATTAACTAAGAGCGCTGGTGGTCAGATAGACCCTGCAAGGTTTGAGGCGGTGCTGTCTGAGACTGTTCGGATAAATCCAAAGGTCAGAGTTATTAGAGCAAATAACTCTTTGTTCATCATCCACAACGATGGGCAAGGCAATGCTGACGTAATTATGGAAACTGCTGATAAACCAAAAGAATTGGTTGATAGCCTAAAACAGTTTGGTCAAGGCATGAAGGCTGCAAACTTTAAGTCTTTGCGTTTTGATGTTACCAATCCTGACATTATTCGCGCCATAAAGATGGGTGGCTTTGAGCCTAAGTTAAGTGGCGTTGGTGGTCAGCAAATGTCTGCTGTGGTGGAGCTATAAATGTCAAATTACGTTAAAAGCAGAACAACGCCTGTTCAATCAGCAATTTCTACCGTTAATCAAACGGCTGACAACATAGCCCGTAATCCTTTGCCAGTCATTTCGACTATTGTCTTGACGGCTGTACTTACTCCATATTTAGGACCACAAGGCGCAGCGTCAGCTTCCTCTGCTGCGGTAACTTATTTAAATGGTGGCTCTCCTGAAGATGCTGCCAAGGCGGGTGCGGTGTCTTATGGCGCTTACGAGGTAGCGGAGGCTTACGCTCCTGCTGCTCAAAAACCTGACAACATAGATGTTGGTGGTGGCTTTAACCCTGCTACGGGCGCTGGTGACCCTACAACGGCTGCGGGTGCGGCTGCTGCCCCAACTGCCACAGAAAAATCTGGCGTTAGAGGCGCTGCATCAGGCGCAGGAAGAGCCGCCCTTAGAGGCGGTTCTGCTGAAGAAATTGCGTCTGGCGCTATTGTTGGTGGCGCGTCTAGTTATGGTGGCGCGGCTGCTAGTGAGGAATTAGGATTTAAACCGGGTTCTGTTGAAAGCGGTTTGACTCAAGCTATTGTTGGTCAGTCTATTAGCAACTTCCTTAGCCCTACAAGGTCTGCTCAGACTATGGGTGGTGGGGCTGCTCCCGAACCAACTAGCGTTGCAACAACTGGAGCTGGACAAGCGCCCGGTTCACAGGCATTGTCTCAAGCACTAAGAATTGGTGACCCCGGTGCGCCAATATTCGGTGGTGACAAAGAAGAGGGTAAGAAGTCTGGTTGGAACGTAGAGTCTCTACGATACATGGGTCAGGAGAATTAAATGAAAAAGATTGCCAAACTGCTTAAAGCAGACCTCAACGGTACTAGCGACTTGGCTGCTATTGCTTCCATGTTGTCTAGCAAAGGTCGTGGAAACGATACATTGTTAGCCCATATCACTCCTAAAGAAGCTGAAATTCTTAAGGCTGCGGGTGGTTCTGGCACAACTAATCCTGAAACTGGCTTGCTAGAGTTCTATGACGGTGAAGTGTATGACTATGGAGACGTAAGAGCCGAGCCATCACCCGTTGAGCAAGAGGCTGGTCAATTTGATTCCGGTGGTTTTTATGGGGGTCAAACAGGAGAAACTGGTCAAGGAATACAGGTAGCAGCACCAGCAGCCGACCGTTTTTCCGCTCAAGGAACAGGTTCAACATTACCACCAGAAATAAGGGCTGAACCAGTTTTTTCTGGTGCAACAACAAGCTATATCAGCCCTTACGGGACGGGATTACAACCCGTTTCTTTGACTGGTCGAGATTATTCTGTAACTCCTGCCGCCGCAACTGGCGCTCCAGCATTAGCTGCGGAGGGTCGTGTAGCAAGAACTGTTGATACTCCCGCAGATAAATCTTTTTTTGACAAACTGACCACACAAGACATGGTTCGCCTTGGACTTGCTGGGGGATTAGGAATCTATGGCGCTACGCAAGCCAAGAGAGGCGCTAAACAAGCAGAACAAGCAGCCGCACAGCAACGCGCTATTGCAGAACCTTATCAAGCCAAAGGCAGAGAGTTAATTCGTGCCGCAGAAACAGGAGAGTTAACTCCAACAGGACAGCAATCATTACAAGCTCTACAAGCCCGTCTATCACAGGGCGCAGAGGCTAGGGGTGGTGTAGGCACAGCACAGGCGGCTGCACAGGCTGAAGCCTATCGTCAGCAGTTATTAGCCCAGCAATACGACCTTGGATTAAAAGTTTCTAATATTGGTGACAATATTGCCTTGGGTGCTATTAAAACTGGCATACAGGCTGACCAAGCATTGAGTCAAGCAAGTACAAACTTCTATACTAACTTGGCTGCAATTGGCGCTGGTATCCCAATGGCGAGGACTACATAATGGCTGAACAAACACCTGACATCATTCCTGAGTTGGCTGAATTGCAAAAGCCGTATGTCTTGCCTATGCCTGACCCGTTTAGCTCAAAGACAAGCGCTGCTGTTACTGGTTCAACCATGCCCAAAATTGATACAAAGGCATTGGGACAGACTGGTACTAGGGATGAGATGTCAAACATTAGACAGCAGCAAACAGATTTGTTGCAACAACAACAAGAGTCTAAAGACTATATTTCTCAAGGCGAACAACAAATTGCTGAATACAAGGCTAAAGGTTTAGCTGACATAACACAGCAAGAAAGTAAACAAGCCAAAGGAATTTATCAATCAGTAGAAACTTTTAGAGAAAAGAATCCTGCCCCAGAACTTACGCCAACAAAAGACAATGTTGAATCTTTGTCTACCTTGTTTGGCTTAATTGGTGTCATTGGCATGGCTATGGGCGGTGCTGGCAAACAGTCTGCAACTGCATCATTGAACGCTATGGGCGGCATGATGAAGGGTTGGCAACAAGGTCGTGCTGACTTGTGGAAGAGAGAAGTGCAAGAGTTTGACAAGAATATGCTTACATGGAAAGCCAAACTAGACGATGCAATTAAAAAGGCTGAAGCAGCATACAAAATCTTGCCGTACAACAGAGCAGAGGCAGAGTCAAGATTAAACGAAGTAATTGTTACTTTGGGAAGCGGCTTGTTAAAAGAGAAGAACAGACTACAAGGGTTTGAGCCAACTTATAAGATGCTTGAAAACTTGCATAAAGATTCTGAATTTGTAATGAAAGAGTCTGGTACTGAGCGCAGACATAAAGAGACTATTGCTTCACAAAAAGAACTTCAAGGAATGAGAGAGAAGGCTGCCATAGAGCTTGAAGATATGAAAGAAAAAGCCGCAGCAGAGAGAGCTACAGATGCGGCTAGACAAAAACTAATGGACGATGTTCGCAAGAGACAACTTGGTCCAATAGATAAAAAAGGAACTGAAGCAAGAGCTTTAAAACCTCCAGCAAAAATCATAGAAGGCTACATTGCAAATACACAACTAAAAACAGATGTAGAAGACATTGCTAAAGACTTGAGAAATCCTAAACTGCAAGAACAAATTAAAAATTACAGAGCAGAAGCATTTTTAACAGAAGAAGGCAAGGTATTGAATCAGTTGATTACTGGTGACATTCCTTCTGAATTGCGTCAGTTTTTGACAAAAATTCGTGATGTGCGTAATAACTATTACCTTAACATTTCTGGTAAAGCTGTTACTGGAGGAGAAGCCTTGCGTAACTATGGCGTTGTTCCGCAACCCGGTGATTCCGCAGACGTAATGATGGACAAATTGCGCGGTATGTCTAAGCGTATTGGTGACCAAATTTACGGTACGCAACAGTTATTTAAGTTGCCAGACATTCAGCTTACTCCCGGTGCGCCAACATCTTTGAGAGCAAATGAAGATTATTCATTGCGTAGCGCAGGAACACTAGAGTTTAGTTCTGTTGAGGAAGTAAACGCAGCAAGGTTGCCTAGCGGAACAAGAGTCATGATTAATGGCAGATTGGCAGAGGTGGAATAGTTATGGTCACAGGCGTTAAATTTCTAGACGAAAATCCTCCAGCCACAAAAGGCGTGAAGTTTATTGATGAACAAAAACAAGAGCCAACGGTATTAGAAAGAGCAAAAAAGGTTGGCGAGGAAACATTAACTGGTGGCGTATTTGGTGCGGTTGCTCCTGAACTGATGCAAGCTACTGGTGGCGCTATACGTCAAACGGCTGGTCGATTGCCCGGAGTTTTGGGAAGAGCCGGAACTGTTGGTGGCGCTGCGCTAGAGGCTGGTGGCAAAGCAATGGAGCGTTCTCGCCCAGCTAGTTTTGCTGCCGGAACTATTAGTGGCGCTGGAGGCGAGACTGCTGGTCAAGTATATGAATCTAAATATGGTCCGGGTCTTGGCGCAGAAACGGCGCGTTTGTTAGGCGCAGTAATTACCCCCGTTCCATTTGATTATTTGGGTACACAAACTGGAAGGCTAATTGGGACATTGGCAGGAAGGTTTGTGCCGGGTATGGCTACGGCTAAGACCGTTGGTCAATTGTTGCAAGAACAAAATATAAGACCTCAAAGCATTACAGCAGAACAAAGAGCGTTTATTGAGAAAAAGATAGCAGACATTCGAGGTGGACAGCGTTCTATTGATGCCGAAAAAGAAATCATTGATATGCTTAAAGTTGGCGCTGGCAAGATAACCCAGCAAGCTGCCATGACTGCTGACCAACTTGAATCAGCAGCAAAAATCCAAAGTCAAGCAATTTTGTCTAACGCTCAACAAACAGCGCAGAGGATTAGAGATAGCGCCCGTGAATTGAATCCTGCACAAAGACAAATTTCTGACGCTGATGCTCAAGCTGTTTTGCAGAGAGGTCAACAAGAGGCTGCTCAAATAGAAAAGCAGTTTCGTGACCAGATTGCTGAAATGAGAACCAAGGTTGGTAGATTAACGACTAGGGCAGCAGAAGGTACGCAAGAGGCTAGAAAGTCTTTATCGGCTGTTGGAACACCTCAAACACCTACTGAGACAGGACGCTCCATAAGAGATGCCACTACGCCTGTTTTTGAAAATCTTAAAAAGGTTCGTTCTGACAATGCTGAAAAGTTCAAGGGTGAAGCGTTTGGCGAGGCTTTAAATAAAGAGAGGGCTGGTCAAAGAGTTTCTGATACGCCAGCATTTAAAGATGCTCTTACAGCTATAGCAAATGCTATTAAAAATCCTGAGACAAAACTAAGAAATGTATCTATCAACGAAGTTGAATCTCAGTTATTAAAAGTTAGAAACGCACTTGACCCCATAAAAGAAGTTGACGGTGTTGCTGTTGGTCAACCAGTTAGCTTTCAGGGCTTAGAGAACCTAAGAAGATTTTTGCGTGATAGAGCTTATGGTTTACCCGCAGAAGGGTTTGACGCTATTGGACAAAGACAAGCTGGTGACCTTGCTGATGCAGTAGAGGCAATACAAAAACAATTTTCTCCAAAAATAACTAAATTTCTTGAGCAGTACAGGGCTGATTCCGAACCGCTAAACAGATTTAAAACAAAACTAGGCGAGGCTATTGTTGGCAAAGAGGAGTTTGACATGGCTCGTTTTGCTACCGACCCCGCAGAGTTGGCAAGCAAAGTTTTTAAATCAGAGACAAGCGTAAAAGATTTGATGCAACTGATTGGCGGCGATGCTAGAAGCGCAGAACAATTTGCGAGAGGCGTTGTTGCAAACAAATTGCAAGATGCGTCAAGTAAAGACATACAAAAGTTTGTTACTAGTAATGCTGATTGGTTAAATCAGTTCCCTCAATTAAGGCAACAGCTAGAGTTAGCAGCTACAACAATAGGTCGTTCAGAGAGATTTGGCGGAGCAAGAACTACTCTTGCTGATACGCTTAGAACTGGCGCTACAAAACTTGCTGATGTCATTCCCTCTAAGACTGGCGCTGTTCTTGCTAAGGCAGAACAAGAGGCACAGAGTGGAGTTATTAAGAGGGCGGAAACCGAGGCTGCTGGCGTTACCAAAACGGCTGGCGATGAGGCAAAGAGAGTTCTTGCAGAAGCCAAGAAACGCGCAGACACAATCCTTGCTGGCACTACTGACGCAGACAGAACCCGCCAAATTATTCTTGGTACAGATGACGCAGCTTGGAAAGAAACTTCACAGATTATTTTGTCTAACCCCGGTGGTAAAGAAAAGTTGGCTGATGCAGTAAATCAAATTATTTCTGACAAAGCTACAAGCAGTCTAAAAGGCGCTATTGATGACTGGAAGTACATAGGTCAACGCTTGATTGATAACGGTCTTATGGACTCAAAGAGGGTGGCAGAAACCGCAGCCAAGCTACAAGAAATATTTGTTGCCCCAGTTGATTTGCGTAGAAAAACAACTATGGCTGAAAGATTGGTTAGAAATGCGCTGGTTGGTTATGTTGCTCCAGCAGCAGTTAGTGTGGGAGATTGATATGCCATTAGCAAAAGGTACTAGCAGAAAGACTATTAGCAAGAACATCCGCAAAATGATGCGTGAAGGCTACGCACAGAAACAGGCGGTGGCTGCTTCCTTGTCAAGCGCTCGTAAGACTAAGAAGACTAAGCGGGGCAAGCGTGGCTAAAAAACAAAAAGGCATTAACCCCGACCTAGAGCAAGCCATCTCCGATATGCTCAAGGCGGTAATGGTTGACCCGACTGCAAGCATTACAGACAAGACCAAGGTGATTGACCGCGCCCTAAAACTTGAAGCTATTAAGCTCAAGATGTCGGATGATGAGTGGGGTGCTGGCTTTGCTAATGTTGATGAAGAAGACGAATAGGGTTAGACTATGGTTTTCGTCAATAACAAAGGGGATAAACATGGACGGCATTGCTTTGGTACGCCTAGCGTTAGGGGTCATTACAGACCGGCTCATCACGATTTTGGTTCTAGTTTCGACCAGCATCATGTGTGGTTGGACAATGTGGAATCCGACATGGGAGCGTGTGTCAACGCTAGCGATATTTACAGTTTTCAGTTATCTTCTAGTAAGAGTCAAAGAAAGGACTTCAAATGAGCAAGAACAGACCACAACAACGTGATAGCAGCCTTAACCAACAAGTTGCTAAAGCAATTCGTCCACAGCTTCCCCGTGACGGTAGCGCAGGGATGCAACGCTGGCAGCCCGGTGAATTGCCTACTGGTGGCTTTCGTTCAGTCATTGATATGTCTGGCAACAAGTTTCCCACTACTGGTCCTTTGAACACCAAGACTTCATCGACTTCTGGTGGCGGCAAGAAGGTGTACTAATGGCTAATAACATTCCTTTTCAGGCACAGGGAAAGACTACCCGTATTAACGTAACAACTTCTGCTAACACGGTTTCTATCCTTTCTGACAGCCCTTGCAATCAAGTAAGAATCCATAACGGCACGGCTGCCGAGGTGTTTATTCGTCTTGGCACAGGGGCTACAGATGATGCAGTAATCCCTACGGCTGGAACTCCTGCTTATGGAACTGTCCTTCACAACAACTCAACAGTAATCTTTACTGCGCCAAAGCAAGCCACTAACGTAGCGTCTTTATATGTCTCCGCAATTGCGCCTACTGGCACAGCAATTATTTATGTTACGCCCGGTGAGGGCATGGCATAAGAGGTAAGTCATTGACCCGTTCTCTCTCTTGTTGGCAGCGCAGACGGCTTATGGTTTTATCAAAAGCGGTTGCGAAATGCTTCACCAAGGGAGGATGGAACTTGAGGGCGCAAAGAAGACCGTTGAAGGCGCTATTGCAGATGTCAAGGCAATCAAGGGTATTTGGGATTGGTTCGTTGGGTTATTTGTCAAGAAGCCAACAACGGTTGAGTCTCCCAAGCCAGTCACCAAAGCAAAGGTCGCTGCCAAGCAAAAGTCTTATGAGGAGCTTGAACTCAAACTCATTAGCGACATTGGAGAGAACCTCGGTGTCCTCTTTGACACGCAACAACAGATTACAAACTACTATCGTGAACTAGAAGAGGAGTCTAAAACTAACTTCAATCCAGAGCAAAACACAAGCAAGAAAGCCATTGAGAGGGCTTTGATTGAGTTGCAAATGGAGAAGTTGCTTGAGCAGACTAGGGAAGCGATGGTGTATGCACCGCCTGAGTTAAAAGACTTGTACAGTAGATTCTTGGTGATGCACGGCAAGATTGAGCGTGAACAAGAGTGGGCTAGGTCTGAGATGATTCGCAGGGCTAGGTTAGCAAGGTGGCAAAAGGAACAAGAGGAAATTAGGTTCATTGAACTCATAAGTGGGGTAATTGCTGTGGGGTTTATATCTTTACTTTTTGGGTGGCTAATGTGGCAACTGCGCGTCTTATCGGATGGATTCTGAGCGTATTAGCGCTATGTATCATTGTTGCAACAACTTCAATAGCTTACATAGAAACTTTATTCATGAAGGCGCAGCTCAAGCGAGAGATTAAGGAACTTCGTAAACTTAAACAGGAACTAAAGGAAAACAAATGATTCCAATAGGCGCACTTATAGACATTGGTGGGAAGATACTAGACAAGGTATTTCCTGACCCTGCTCAAGCCGAACAAGCCAAACTCAAGCTACTTGAGATGCAGCAAAATGGCGAGTTAGCAAAGCTCAATGCTGATGTGTCCGAGCAACATGAGTTGACAGAGCGCCTCAAAGCAGACATGGGTTCTGACTCTTGGCTGTCCAAGAACATTCGTCCTATGACATTGGTGTTTATCCTAATTACCTACACAACCTTTGCCATGATGAGTGCATGGGATATTGAGGTCAATAACAACTATGTAGAGCTGCTAGGTCAATGGGGAATGTTGATTATGTCGTTTTACTTTGGTGGTAGAACGCTAGAGAAAATCATGGACATGAAGGTTAAGAAATGAATCTAAGCGAACACTTCAGTCTTGATGAGGCAACGTATAGCGAGACAGCTATTCGGATGCACATTAGCAATCAGCCAGACGATAGACAGTTAGAGAACATGAAGTCGGCTGCACAACAACTGGAGGCTGTACGCAATGTCACAGGCGCTCTTCGTGTTAATTCTTGGCTACGCTTGCCTGATGTCAACGTGGCTGTTGGCGGTTCTAAGGTATCCAGCCACATGGATGGTTGGGCTATTGACTGCTCTTCTACTGCTCATACTCCTTACGCGCTATGTCAGCTTGTTATAGGCGCTGGCATTAAGTTTGACCAAATGATTCACGAATACGGTCGGTGGATGCACATATCCTTTGCTCCTGAGATGCGCCAGCAAACCTTGACAATCTTCAAGCCTGAAGGAAAATACAAGATAGGTATATTGACAGAGGAGCAATACCATGCCAGCTAAAAAAGGTTTGTACTACAACATCAACAAGCGTAGGAAAGCGGGACTTCCCGCTAAGAAGCCCGGTCAAAAGGGCTACCCTACTGCTGAAGCATTTGTGCGTTCTGCAAAGACTGCTAAGAGAAAGTCCAAACGCTAATGCCAAAGAAGACTAATCTCTCTGTCGGCAGAGGCGAGAAACTGTCTGTCAAAGCCGGTGGTGGTCTGACTGCCAAGGGTCGGGCTAAGTACAACAAAGCTACCGGCAGCAAGCTCAAAGCCCCAACTAAGTCAGGACCTCGCCAAAAGTCTTTCTGCGCTAGAAGTAAGTCGTGGACTGGAGAACGAGGCAAAGCAGCGCGTAAGCGTTGGGGTTGTCGTTAATTAGCCCGTCTTAATTGCTGTAAGCGCTATTCCTGCTGGATACAAAAAGGTTGTGATTCGGATGTCATCAAAGCCAGCGACTACTAAGTAGCGCCAGACATCAGCCCCAAACTCGTTGCAGACCAAGAAGTCATCTCCAGCACTCGGACTGCCGTGCAGACTCTTTGGCAAACCATCTCGGTTTCTAGTCATTCTCTCAACTAGAAGTGGCACAGTAAAGATAAGAGCGCCACCCTTTTTAAGAACCCTTCGGCACTCTTGCAAGCCCTTGATAGGGTCAGGAATATGCTCAAGGGTGTCTGAATGTAGAACAACGTCATAGCTCTCATCAGGGTATGGCATTGCTGTCATGTCAATCTGAGGATAAATAACCTCGTCATAGACTGAGAAAAACTCTTTGGGTGAGTAGGTGGCAAGGCTATTTATCTCTAGGGCTTTGAGGTTTGTATTACCGTTGAGATAGCGCATTAACGCCTTATGAATAGCAGCGCACCGAACCTTCACCCCACACTTGCCGCAATGACCACCTTGCTGAACATCAAGGTAGCTTCTTTGCTCTTTGGTCAACTCCCACTCGGAGGCGAGAGTATCCCAAATAACGCTATGTACATTGACTTCTGTGTGACCGCAAACGGGGCAACTCATGGAGTCTTGAGAAGCTGACCTTCAAAGGCGTATGTGCCGACATGGGCTAGGTCTACCCAAGGCGCTGCCCAAACTTTAAAGCCATGCTCTCTAGCTCTCTTGCAGAAGTAGTAGTCCTCAGAGAGTAAGAGTCCTGATTCTTCTTCTATGCAAGTGGCAAAGAATTCATTGACCTTTTCCCCGTTTTGTGGGTTCTGAATGTCCATAACATTGTTGAGGTATGTAGGTAGTTTCCCTACTAGACCTTCATAGACTTCTCTTTTTATGAGCATGAAGCCTGTGCCACCATTCCATATCTCTAGAGGCTCACCGATTGGAACTGTGACTGTTTCCTCATAGTTCACAAGGTTCACAACAAAGTTGCCTGTATGGTGTTTTAGCTGGTCATCAGGTACACCAGCGTCCATCGCGGTGCGTACTGTTTTCCAATTGATTTCCTTCTTGGGATAGATGCCGCAGATGATGTCCTTGTCAGCAGAAATCATTGGCAAGATATGTTCTGGAATAAATTTAATGTCTGAATCAATGAAGAGCATATGAGTGCATTTTGTCTTCAGAAAGGCATGAGCCAAGAGATTGCGTCCTCGCTGAATGAGAGACTCATTAAAGAGAAAAGAAAAGGTTACGTCTATGTTGTTGTTGAACGCTAGCTTTTGAAGCTGTAGGCAGCCTTGGGTAAAGAAGCCAAAGCATTGACCACCGTACATTGGTGTCGCTACAAAAATGTGGTTTTTCTCTGGCGGTATTTCTACTGTGCCGATTGATGGGATGTCGATTGTTTCCATGTTTGTCCTGTTGGTTTAATAAGTGGGGCTACCCGAAACGCTGCCCCGTCACGTTCCTAACTGTCCTCGTGGGACTCGACTTCGGGATGTCGGGGGGTCATCTCTTCTATGACTACATGAAGCAGCCCACCTTTGATTTGCTCTCCTCGAATCATCTCAATGTGGTCAACCTGAAAGTCGTTGTCAAACACTCCAGCGTGTTCTAGTGCATCAAGTACCGCTTTGATACGGTTGTCGATGTCTATTTTTCTTTTGTCTCTAGGACGCAGAATTAGTGTTAGTTTCAATTTTTTGTCCCCAAACTTAGGAATGTTGTTTTCAATTACAAAGACTTGGACAGCTTCTCTAAACTCCCTGCCCTTGGCGCTCATCACCATGTGACCGCGAAAGTTGCGGTAATAGGTGTTAACGCTTGGGGGAAACGGGAGAGAGAAGCTAGCCGTCAAAATGGCACGTCACTATCTTTTGGATAAGACTTGACCGGTTTGTCAGTTACCTCTTTAGGGTACTGCTGCTGTTGTTTGTTCCAGTTAGGGTCGTTGAGTTTGATGTTGTAGTAGACACCGTAACCAGCATCGTTTTCCCATGCACCAAACGTCATCACTTGTCCTTCGTACATGAACGTGCCTTTCCAGTCTGGCTCGGAAGAACCCTGTTTTTTGTAGGTGTTCTTTGTCATACGCCCTTTCATCTCTTGCGGGACAAACGGGGGTTTCTTTTGGTTTTCCATGATTTTCCTTTCAACGGTAGATATATCGGGCATACTCGCGCCCATTTTCTTTAACCATAGTTGTAAGGATTGGGTGTCCTTGCTTCCTAAGATATTCGATATGGGCTGCAAGCCTAAATGAGCCATAGTTTTGTAATGCGTCCATTGGAGTTAGTGAGCCTACGTTCTGCAAATGGTTCAGAATATTTTGTCGCTGTGTTCCATGTCGGCTACGAACTGGGACGCTGGTGACTTTGGGTGTTGGTTTACCCCTTGATTGGCAAGCTCTGCTCTGATTTTGATTTTGTCAAAACTGCTGAACTTCTCAGTTACAGTCATATTAGCTTCCGCTAACTTGGCTACTTTCTCTGTACGCTGCTCATCAGACAGCTTTGATGAAGCCATAACTTTGCCTACAAGTTCCCCATATCCGGCAATCCATCCTTCAGGCGTGTGGAAAGAGGCATAGATTTGACCATCAGGCAAGATAAGGGGGTAGTCACCACCGGTGTCTTCTATGACCTCTACGGGCTGTTTAACGTCTTCTACAACGCCCATGTGCTTAGGGCTAGGACTATCAAAGTCCATAACCTCTTCTGTAGCGTAGTGTCCCAAGATACAAGCTGGATAGATAGAGCGCACAGCTCTAGAGATAACCCTAGCTCTGAGCATATCTTCAGGGTACTTAGACCAGCCACTACCGTCACGGTAGATACCGGCTTGCCTTGCCATTTCGATAGTCCATTCAACGGTAAGAGTACCGCCTTGTGGGTGCTTGAATGTCCCCTTGACTGCCTTGGGCGTGACTACATCCCATTGGACAGAGCCACCAGAGAGTTGGAAACGGGCTAGGATAGCTTGAGACTTCAGGGCTGGCTTGCCTTGGATGATGTCGTACTCTTGCACAACAGAGGCGGGGTGCTTGTTTTCTGCTTGGGCTACAAGCATTACAGCCATGACTTGTTCTTTAGTCTTAAAGCCATAAAAGCCTGACTTGACAATACTGTCAGCCATGACCGCCATGTCTTGAACGGCAACGATATTACTCATGTGTTTTTCTCCGAGTTAGGAATAGTGTTTATAAGTCTCTTGCTTGCAACATTGCATCTGCAATCATGTAAGCCCTCTGAGCAAACTCTTCAGGCGTTGCTTTGAGTGATGGTTCTGCAAGCATCCCTTGCAAAGCCTGAGTCGCAAAGTAATCTCTGAGCTTCATGCCTTTGTCAGCAGTACCCGTCTTAGGGTCGTGTCCACTAGGAAATGCGTTCATCTTTAGCTTTCCTTCCGGGCTTTGATTTTGGTGTGCCGTCAACCTTCATACCCCACCGAGCCTGTTCTAGCTTGTCTATGCGTTGTAGAGCTTGAGCAAACAAGTCTTCTAGCATGACAACTTCTTGCTCTAGGCGTTCTAATCGTTTTGTTTTGAATAGCAACATGATTACCCTTTCACTAAGAATCTGCGGCTACCGGCTACTTCCCGAACATAGGACTTGTAGACATCTGGCATGGACTGCTCAAACAGTTTGGCATCGAACTTCATGCTGCCCTTGGATGATTTCCAAGTGGCTAGGACTCTGCCGTCTAGGGTTACCAATTCGCTGTTGACCCCCATAAATTTCTGTATTTGTACCTTGAGCTTCTCTTCTTCATCTTCCCAATGCGCTAGTTGTGTCTTGGTGTATTGCAACGCTTGACACATCTGCTCTAGGGACTGTGGCGCGGTGATGGATGTAGGTGCTGAAACTGAATAGATGAGTTTCGCTTGCTCGGTAGTCTCAGGTTCAGGGTACTGCTTAGACGCAACGTGTGACCAGTACCGCGCCATATCCTTGATGAGCTGCTCTTTCTGCCCTTCTTCAATGGTGAACTTAAACACTTCAAAGTTTTGTCCCCCAAATAGAACAGCCAGCACAATGTCGTTGATATTGTGGCAAGCCGCTTCATGGATGAGTTGCGCCATATCAGCCGCAGGGATGATGTTGGCTTCACTATCGAACTTGTTGCGTACAGCAGCGTTGTAGTTCTTGACTTCCACAAGCGTTTGCCCGTCAGCCGAGATAAAGTCAAAGTGTGACTTGAGCCATGTTTCTTTTGGGTGAGTGAGCGCATAGTCAGCTTCCTTCAATTCCATGCCTAATTTGGAACTTGCTAGTTGTCCAATGATGGGCTGCATAACATGACCCATTTGGACTGCTTCAACCTCTGACAAGTCGGGGCGTTCTTTGACCCCTAGCTTCTCAAGGACTGCATCATTGCCATGACCATTGGCTGCCTTACGGCTATCGCCTGACCACCAAGCAGCATTGCGTACTTCAGGTAAAAAATCGTCTCTATCATTCGCCATTTGGTATCTCCTCGGCTTGGTTTAACTCGAACAGCTTGCCGTCTAAGTCACAGGCGCTAGTAGTCATACGCATGGACTCGCAATATGAATACTTGGCTTCTCCGGTAACGAGGTTAATAACCTCTGAGGCTTTGCAACGGTCGTAGTTGGCTACGCTGCTACTTTGCTTGGATGGAATGTGCCACTTGCAATCAGCACAGATTAATGGTTTCATGTTTCCCCTTTCGGATAGTTAGGAATGAGTAAGTAATGTATCACAAGTATGATGATTAGTCATTGTATTTATTAATCGGATTATCCTTTCTGATAGTTTTCTGTTACTTTCCTTTTAGACATAGTTTCCCCAAGGGTGAGAAGCTCTCCCCCAAGCCCATGCGTATGCACTAGCTTCCCCATAGGGATGCGATTCATTCGATATGGGTCTTGTCTCACCATGTCCCCATATCTTCTGAGATACCTCGCACACAGTTCTCTAGGGTTATCAACGGGGTGATGCGCTGCCCTATGTTTTCTCCCTCGCCACCCATGTAGGTGCTTGCTGTCGTGAGGGGTACGGCTGCGCGTAGACAATAAAAAAGCCACTTAACCCAGAACCCCTGTCGAACCCCCGATATATTGGGGAGGGATACTGGCTTAAATGGCTTTAAGTTATTGCGTTCGACTGCAACGGTGCGAATCATATCAGACTTAATTTTTATTTGTCAACAAGTACCAAAAAGATACAAAGCCCAATAAAGACAATAAAGAGAATTTCAAGCATTGTTTGACGGGCAATCTAGGCAATGGGTTGGTCTGTCGTTGCATACCCCAAGGTGCTTACATTCATAAGTAAATTGGGGAATCTTCCTAAACTCTTCATCTTCTAGTTCTTGGTCTTGTAACTCTTTTATGGTGCGCTTGCGCCATATAGTCTTACGGGCGCGGCAGCCATCTTCACAATCTTGCAAGCATAGGCGCGTATGGGGGTAATGACAGTCAGTTTGGTCACGCATGGCGTATGTCTCCAGTCATAATCAATGCAAGGGTTATAAGGTACACGGGGGCGTTATGCCCCTCGCGTACACGGTCTAGCAGCTTATGGGCATCAGCTAGGGTCATTGGGTTTCACCGTTGGAGTCCAGCCAAAGCGCCGCCAAGTTTGGGTGATGTCGGTGCGTGAGGCGGGTACATAGTCAAACCCTTGCGCGAGTAGGCGCGTTGGGCGCGTAGGGGTGCGCGTAGGGGGAATCGGAATTATTAATGGCTTCAGCATGGCAACCTTTCAAATGAAGATTAAGAGGGCTACTGACACTACAAAGATTATGGCGCAAACTAAATCGTCATTGTTTGGTGTGCATGGGCGCGAGTAACTGTCGCGGTCTACTTGTCGGGCGATAGCGGCGGTTATATCTTGATTAACCTTGTCGAAAATGTATCGGCTTTGCATGGTTTAGTCCTTATGTAGTTGCGTAGTCGCTCTTCATAAACTCTAGTTGCCATCTAAGGGCTTCATGCCAAATACTAAGGGCATCAAATATGTCCGTATAGTATTCGTCATAAGGTACGTCTTTACCATCTTCGATAAGGGCTAAAACGTGCCTTACATGGGTTTCAGGTGCATCCCCATTTTGACAATAGGCGCTTATAAAAGCAGCTTGCTCAATGGGTTTCATACGGTTTCCCCTGTAGTTGCGCGTTCAAATGCTTTACGGGTATCTTCTATAAATTCTGCCACTTGGTCTAGTGTGAAATTTTCTACTACTTCCCAAACGGTTACATTGTCAATAGTCCATTCATTCTCAGATTCAGATAGAACGGTGATTATTTCCTGATAACTTATGCCCTCAGGGTAATCGGTTAGCCATTGGTTTAGTGCAAAGTGTTCAGCGTTTGTCATTGGGTTATCTCCGGTTATGCGCCCGTAGGCGCGTAGGGGTTTATAGGGTTTAAGGCTGGGTGACTGGTTCGTATGTCCAATTTACGCCGTCATGCTCATCACAATAAACCCATTCAATTAGCTCTTCGCTCTCATGTTCTGGGTTTTCCTCTATGATTTTTGTTTGTGCATCTTCCAAAGTTTCAGCTTCGACAAAATACTCATAAGAGACATTCTTAAATATTTGAAAAGTTTTCATTTGGGTTACTCCGGTAGGTTAGGAAATGGTAGGCGAGTGCATACCGCATAGCGCCCATTTGGTAGGCGCTACACGCTGGGCGCTTAGATATTGGGTTTAAACCCTTTAAGGGTTTTATCTATCAATGCAACGTCATGCTCTATCAAGTTATTGACGGCGTTAGCTACCGCACCATATAAACCGGCGCGTGTGGCAGCTTGAAGAGAATCATTACCGTTTAATGATGCGTGTAACCATTGGGTTTCCTGCTTCAATATATGCTCTAAATCGGCGTGAGTGATGCGCGATAGATAGGCGAATAGAATGGCGGCGTGGTCTATTTTGTGCATGGTTTACCCCTTAAAGTTTATTGATTCAAAAAAGGCGCTACTAGCGCGTATACGGCGAAAATGAGTTATCCACTCTCGCGCCGGTGCGCTACCGTATACATGGCGCTTTGCGTAGTGGTGACGTATTACCACTCTAATGCTATGCAACTGGTGTTTAATGACGCTATGGCTATCGTGCATGGTTAGCCCCTTAGTGATGCGGGAAAGCTAGCGATAACGCCGCGCTCGATATGGTGCAACTGAATTAAGTTATGCGCGTTGAATGACCGCGCCGGTGCGTTTTTTAGGTACTGGTCAAAATCAAACAATACGCGCCCTAGCTTAGTTCCCTTAAATAGCGTTGCCTGATGCGTACCGTTGACGCTATCGTTATGCCACACAATAACTCTATACATAATTACCCCTTAGTTGTTTAGGAAAGTAGCACGTTAAAACGCACCGCATAGAGCGCTCTCAAACGCTCTACACGCTAGGTTTTTAAGCCGCTAGGGGTAACGGTACGCTATCGGCGTTTACGGCGTTTAAACCGTTTATATGGTCTACGGCTTTCTGAGCTAGCGCGGCGGCTTTGAAAATGGCGCGGCTATCTTCTTTTAAGACTTTTAGCCATGACTGTATATATCCGGCATGGCGTAGCTCACCGGCTATGCGGTAATCTTGACATAAAAACGCCGCGCCCATCTCCGCCACTAACTCTTCAAAGGCATATAAAGGGTTACCAAAACGCCCTTTTAGGTTACGGTTGCAACGTATCTCCGCGCCTGTCCAATGGGTTAGCTCATGGAAAACCGTGGCATAGTAGCTAGCTTCACTTATAAAACTAGCTTTATGCGGCACGTTGATTTTATCAACGCTAGGGGCATAAAAAGCGCTATCGCCGCCATGGGTGATTATCGCGCCGGTTAGCTTAATACGCTCCTCCGCCGCTTGGATAGCGTTAAACGGCTTATCCGGTACGGTAGGCGCTTGGATAGTTACACCGTCTACCTGACTAGCATTAAATACATAGTATGTTTTTAGCAAGTTATAACTCTCACTATCGCCGGTAGCTTTATTCTCCTTTGTGACCGGAGAGTAAAACACAATTTTTGTACCCTTTTCGCCTTTTCTCACGGTAGCGCCTACGGTTTGCCATTGTTTAAAGCTAGCCCATACTGGACAACCAAAACCATGCACCATGCTAGACAAACCAAGCATAAGCCGATTAATGCCCTTATATGGCGCTTGAGAGAGGAAATTCTTATCGGCGGTACTATCGGTAGCCCATGGCTTTATCCATGGCATAGCGCCGTTTTCTAGTTGTGCAATGATGCTATCGGTTACTTCTTGATAGATTGTAGACATTTGAAACCCCCTTGATTGTTTAGGAAATGAGAGTATAACACAATTATGTAGATTATCTAATGATTATTTTACCCTCTCATAATATAAGCATAATAGAAACGTGCCAATTATCATTATCATAATAATGCAACTATGTAACCTATTGATATATATAGATAATTTACTATATTAGTATTTACCCTTAATTTACTTATCAACACGTTATCAACACAAAATATTTGTATGTAGATACTATGTTATAAAGGTAATTATGTTATGTAGTTAACTATAAATGTCTACATAATATGGTATCTACATAGTATGGTATCTACATACTATATATATTATATAGTAACTACATACTATGTAATAAATGGTATTACTATAATTAAGTATCTACATACTGTAAACCCTCACAATGGCGGTAATGACAGCTATATGTCCCGCCCATGCGCTACCCTAAAAGGGGTTTTATGGGCGCTACACGCTACCGTATATGGTTACGCGGCGCTATTTCTATACATGGCATTGGGTAATGGGTTTGTCCAAGCGCTAGCTCTCTAGCTTTTTATTCTCGCGGTAAGTGAATGGGTTTCGGTTTGTAAAAGTAGCAGCGTAGCCAACTACGACCGTTGCAAAGCCTCAGAGGTTATTAACCTCGTTACCGGAGAAGCCAAGTATTCATA